TACTGGTGAACTACCTTGGCATGGCCTTGGTGTTAAAGTTGATTCTAATATGTCGCCAAAAGAAATGATGCAAGCGGCAAACTTAGATTGGACTGTTGAAAAGGAAGATGTATTTTTCCAACTCAATGGTCAAATGGTTCCTGCTCCAAAGAAGAAAGCGTTGATTAGTCCAAGTGATAACGCTTACCTTGACATTGTCTCAGAAGATTGGATTCCTGTCCAAAATGAAGAAGCTTTCGAGTTCTTCTCTGAGTACGTCAAGAATGGTGATATGACGATGGAGACGGCAGGGTCTCTAAAAGATGGTCGTATCATCTGGGGACTCGCACGAATCGGCGAGTCTTTTTCCCTGTTCAACGGTAAGGATGAAGTGACCAACTATCTCCTTTTGTCTAATCCTCACCAGTTTGGACGCGGTGTTGACATACGCACTACACCAATTCGAGTCGTATGCAACAATACCATCTCAATGGCGCTGCAAGGGAAAGCAGCCCTAGGCATTAGCCTAAGTCATCGTAAGTCTTTTGACGTAGATAAAGTCAAAGCAACCTTGGCTGAAGCTTCTCAAATGCTAGGTAATTACCGTGAGGTGGCTGAGTTCCTTTCTAAGAAAAGGTACACTCAGGAAAGTCTCTTTGAATACTTCACCAAAGTATTTCCAAAAACATCTAACGCTAAAGGTGAGGTGTCATTCAAAGAGCTTATGGCTAGCTTCAAGAGTGGTGATAGTAAACTTGCATCAAGAAATGCTATCAATGCAATGGAAGTAGTCGAAACTCAGGCTGGTGCTGAGTTCGGCAAAGGAACATGGTGGTCAGCTTACAACGCTGTCACTTATATGACTAATCACACAATGGGTCATAATCCTGATACTCGCATGCAGTCACTCTGGTTTGGTGGGAATAAGAATCGCAATATTGAAGCGATGGGTCTCGCCCTTGAGTATGCTGAAGCAGCCTAACACCGGGGGGCCTTCGGGCCCCCCTATTTTTTGACATAAATATAATTGGAATCTTATTGATGTTAAATATGCAAAAAGTAATTGATGACACAATCAAATCAACTAGAACAGGTCACTTTTTATCTGAACTAGAAAGATTAAGGAAAGTAGACAACATTGGATATCTCGACGCAATCATATATTATTGTGAAATTTATGACGTTGAGATCGAATCTATTGCTAAATTAATTAAGAATGATCCTGCATTATTAGCAAAGCTTCAAGAAGAAGCGGAAAGTCTTAACTTTCTAGAAAAAATCTCAAGACTACCTATATGATTATGGAACCATTTGACGCTTATAAGAAATTTCAAGCGCTCAAGTTACATTTTACAAGCGATTCCTATGATTATTTTAAATATAATGGGAGCGTTAAGGTTAATAAGATTTCTTTTGAAACTAAGAATGATAAGTACTATTACTATAGGCTCAGCAAAAAGCCTGATCTTGAGTTGTTCTTAGCATCTAATTTTATTGAAGATGACAACGTATGGGTTGGTAATATCTTTGATGAAATCCACGAAACGCGTTATAAAAATGCAAAAAGAAAACATGAGTCGCTATCCTATATGGTAAAAAGCGAATTGAGTAATTATGAATCTTTAAATGACGCCCTAGTGGTAACTAACGGGAACTATCCAAAAATACTGAACGACTATAATCGTGGCTCAGTATCAGCGGAGACTCTCGTTGTGTTGGATCGTACTCTTAATGTATTTGATTACTGGTCAAACAATATTAGTGACACAGTCGTGTGGCCACGTAAGAAGATGAAGCTATTAAAGTATGCTCCATTCCTACAGTTCGATAAGAAAAAAATGAATGCTTTACTGGTTGACATTTTTAGAGAATCGGTGTAGAATAAATACTCTTATATAATGAATAATGTGGATAAACTGTTAATACATTGCAAATACAAGGAAAATACGTATGAATACATTCGCACAAATGAAAAAGTCCCGCGCCGAGCAATTCGAAAAGCTCGCACAAGCCGCTGAAAAAGTCAGCAATCCACAGCAAGGTGGAGGTGTTGATGAACGTTTTTGGAAACCTACAGTTGATAAAGCTGGTAATGGCTCAGCAGTCATTCGATTCTTGCCTGCACCACAAAATGAAACTGTTCCATTCGTTCGTTACTGGGATCATGGATTCCAAGGACCAGGTGGTTGGTACATCGAGAAATCTTTGACATCTCTTGGTCAGCAAGATCCTGTATCTGAGTTTAATACCTCACTTTGGAATTCTGGTGTTGATGCTGACAAAGATCAAGCGCGTAAGCAAAAGCGACGCTTGCATTACATCTCAAACATTTTTGTTATCAGTGATCCTGGTAATCCCGCAAATGAAGGTAAAGTATTCCTATACGAATACGGCAAAAAAATCTTTGATAAGCTCAATGATTTAATGCACCCTCAGTTTGAAGATGAAGATGCAGTGAATCCTTTTGACCTATGGGAAGGTGCTAACTTCCGTCTTCGAATTCGTAATGTGGAAGGCTATCGTAATTATGATAAGTCTACATTTGACTCGCCTGAAGTCCTCCACGCTGATGACGAAGTCTTGGAAAAGATTTGGCAATCACAACATGCTCTCGAGGAACTTGTTTCTGAAGATAAATTCAAGACCTATGATTTCCTTCAGGAAAAGCTTCAGCGAGTACTAGGCGTTAACTTCTCCCCTAATAGTGCGATGGCACAAGAAACAGAGGTAGAAGATGAACCAGCATGGACTCCACCCACTGCTGAATCTAAGCCTGCCCCTTCGACTGCAGCTGAATCTCTAGATGATGACGATGAGTCACTTGATTTCTTCAAGAAACTCATTAATGAATAGACTTGGGAAGCTGGACGACTAGAGGGGCCTTCGGGCCCCTCATTTTTTCTAATATAAAAACAATAACTTATGTGCTGGTTTACTTTTTCAACATATGTGGTAGAATATACTCATAAATTGAAAAAAGGAATAAAAAAGTATGACATTCTATTATGAATTTTTAGATGAGCTGAGAGCATCTGGTGCAATCAATATGTTCGGTGCACCAGCAGTTTTGAGAGAACAATTTGGTATGACAAAGCAAGAAGCTTTGGATATATTTAAAGGTTGGACAGAAGATCGTTTTGGAGAAAAAGTATAATGGAAATCAAACAAAATCGTAAGTCAAGCTTTTACGTTTGTACACTTGATCCTATGTCTGCAGTAGATATGGGTGATATCTTATCAGCAATTAAGAAAACGATTGCAGTTCATAATCAAAATGTTTCTTTAGATTTACAATGTGCTTATATAAGAAACACTAAAGCGATGTATAAGCGTATCAGCATTAAAGGTCGAAAGCCCATTGATGGGAAAAGGACATTTTTTGGTGATGTTCGCAATAAGTTTACTAATGCACGTGAGCTTGACATATACATTCACGATGATACGTCAAGAACTTATAATACTCGTTATAAATTAGGTATCATCTAAGAAAAGTGTGGATTAGAAGAGATAAAACTATCTCTTGCTACAGCAGAAGGTCTCGTCTCAAGCGGGACCTTTTGTCCTATTGGGATTCCTTGATTAGTTACAACACTACGAGCAGGTTGCTTAACTACAATAAGATCCCCTCCTCTATCTTCTGCCGGTGTGTACGTAATGTTATTAGTACTACGTACTTGACCATCAGGAATTTCCATACCAATCGTTGGTGCCGGTCTTTGAGGATCTCCAACTTTCCATTCAGATCCATCAGCACCAATGATAACGTTTTGCGACATAGGTGTTTCTTCATTGACTGGAGACTCTGCAATCTTTTCTTCTAATTTTACAAGAGCTCTTTCACCTGCAAAACGATTAATCGTTTTGGTCTGTATCCCATCGATTATTTGTTCTTTGGTTAATCTAACAACACCACCTTTAGTATTGACGCGGATTTTTGGAGGAAGCCCAAGATTTGTGTCAACCATATCCATTGCTTTTTCATATTCATTAACACTAAGCTCATCTTGTAAATATTCATCTAATGTTTGATCCTCATTTATCGCTTTAAAATCTTGTTGCAATTGTATCCAATCTTGTTTTGTTTTAACTCTATTCAATGCACCAAGAATAGCATCTTCATCTGTGCCAATACCTTCACCGGCCTTGAGTAAAATATCTGCCGTTGATGTTCCTTCACCATAATTTTCTGCTAATTCTTCTTCGGTCATGGCGATATCAACGCCAGTTGCAGCTAAAGCTACATCTTTTGCAGCTTCTGCCATCATTGCCGGAAGTTCTTTAGTCACCCAGCTTACTAATCCATTCCAACAAGATTTAAGACCATCGGTTTTACCCAATACAATAAAGTCGTATAATGCACTGACTAGTTTATCCATTCCAATTGCGGTATAGATTTTATCTCCCCAAATAACACCAATAATAAGACCAGCAACACCGCCTGCCGCATTTCCTAACACTGGTATTACGCTACCAACTAAGAATCCAATTTTAGCAATGACCCACGGTGCACCAAATAAAGATATAATTTTATTGATCTGTTCTTTATTACCTTTATGCCATTCTTCTTCAGTAATGCTTCCGAGTAATAATAATTCTGTAGAACGAATCATAAACATAATAGCTTCAATTATTAAAGCCCACTTAACGATGTTCTTACCTAAAAACTTTATAAATTGAGCAAATCGTGATGGTAAGCTTTTAATAAAATTCTGTGTTGCGGTAGTCCATTCACCGGCTTTCTTAGAAATTTTAGTAATCAAACCCTGCGCTGATTTCATGTTTGCAAGATATTTTTGATATTTTGCAGCATTATTAATTTGCGGTGGGATAGCTTTTGCAGCGTTTGGAGTTGTTCCAATCATGGGTGTTTTTGGTTTAACTACAGTAAGCTGTGTGCTAGGAGGTTTAGCACCCGGTCCTTTCATTAAATCTGTTTTCAAGTCTTTAGCAACACCGGCGACATTCTTAACGCCTTTAACTAATGGAGATGAAGCTTTTACTGCCTTAGCTTTTGTTTTTTCTGCCATCCCTTTCGCAGCTTCAGCTACTTTAGGTCCAACAGGTGTTCCTCTTAATGCAGCAACACCCATTGTTGCTTTAAGTGCTGTTTCTTCAACAAACTCTAATGTATCAAATACATCATCCATTGGAGTAGTATTATCTTCTAGTTCATCGGCCGCTACTTCACTGCCTGCCCACAACGCAGCCATGCCTGCTATTGCACCATACTTTACTCCCGCTGCAGCACCATAAGCTTTTGCCATTCCAACACCAGCATCAATGATTTTACTGACAGTAGATTGTTCTTCTACTTGCTCCTCGTCATATCGTCTTTCTTCTTTAATTGATTCAGATTTTTGGAACTCAGTTTGTTCATCAATAATTGATGCTACTTTATTTAATAATAAGCTTTGCCTGTATACTTCTTCTTCTAATCGAGCTACTCTTTCAATGATGAGATTTAAGTGTTGTGAATATTGTCCTTCTTCTGGTCCAAGTTCAGGTATGATGTCTTGACGAGGAATGAGCGTGCCTTCCAGTACATCGGCAGCATTAAATTCGGTTCGCTCGCGTTTTTTTGCTTTTTCAGTGTTGGCTGCAGCTTGAGTAACAGTTGCTGGGAGCGTTTGCATTTCTTTTGCTTCATCACCACTCATCATCTCATTAATAGCAGCGCCGAGTCCTCCTAACGCACCCGCAGCAGCACCACCTTTAATATTTTTTGCGGCAGCACCTTTTTTCTTACGAAGTTTTTTACCTTTCCTAAGACTTTTAAATGCTGCCCTTGCTGCTTTTGCTTTACCCATTCTTTCTTTGCTCGTTTTCTCTTTTTACTTTATCAGCTAACATCTCAATATACAAATCCCGTTCAAAAGGAATCATATTCTCAATGTCTATCAATGTGAACCTGTGATACTGAGTTACGTCAAAGTTTAGCTTATAATGTAGATAGAGATCAGTGTAACTCAGCCCAGCGTAAAAAAATCGTCTAAATTCCTAAAATAGACTCTTTTTTCAGTTCCTTCACTATTTTCATAAGTCACAATATGTTCGATCTTAGGTACACGCTCAAAAAATTCATTGATCTTATTATATGCATCGATCGGCAATGAATCTAACCAATCTTCTCTTTCTTTTTCTGATGCCTCTGCCCAAGGATATACTTCCTCAGCATCAAACACATAATCTACACAATGATTAATAGTCGCATATGTAATATCAGCCATCTTTGTCAAACCACGAATTTTATCTGAAATTCTTGGTGTTGGATATTTAAGCATCATTCCCAGATCATCATTAATCATTACTTTCCTTTCAACGTCATCTGGAAATTGTACTTCAACATCATCAAGATCTAACGTTAAATTATACGTTATACCGTCTGTACTATCTTCAACCTGAAATTCTACCGTGTTTGATACACTTGCAGATCTTAATTTAATGAAGATGTATTCCATATCAAAAATAGGAATTTCGTCTACATTAAATCCGGGTGTTAATACACACGCATTGATAATACTTTTAATAGCATTAAAAATATCAACTCTTTCTCCACTTTCTTTCGCCATTAATAACACTTTTTCTTCTTTTACAAGGAAAGGACGAAAAGTAATTTCTTTTCTTGTAGAAGGTTGAATGCAATTAAACGTTATTGACGCTACTTGCGGTAAAGCCATCATTTACTCCTCATTAAGTATATTCATACGTCGAATAATTATAGTCAACGTTCAAACTTAAAAATCTATCTGTTTCATTCCATCCCATGCCTACTTGATCGTATGAGATTGGATATACTTCTTTTACAACAATAGTCTTTGAAAGATCACCTGCACCATTAAATATTTTAATATTCATTGTACCAATATAATCTTCATAGTAAGCAACAAGATATTGTGCTTGATTACCAGATCTTCCTACAATTAAGTCAGACCAATCATAAAACTTTTGTAATGTATCACCGTTTGAATCAATCATATGTGCACACTGAATTGATGTTGGATTATATCCATACGGAATAGAAATAGTTTTGCCTGCACCATATGGGCGATAATTATCAGCACTAAACGATGCAAATCCTGGAATGTTTACACTCTCGGTTTTTAACACCAATTCACGATCATTGCCGAGTATTGCAGGAAAAAACAATTCTACTTCATAATGAGAAGCGCGTAATAATCCATTCTTTCCTAGATTGCTTTTAAATTCGCTTATGTTAAAAGGCATTGCGACTGTCTCTCCAAACTCTATTCTTAGTTGTACGTACAAATCTTTGAGTCGGCAACATTAACGCTACATCCCACGATTCTGCAGGAACCCACAAATATCGACTTCTTACTTGACTTCTTAAATATTTTTTAAACGTTGGCTTAAACCAACGAAATTTTGCTGCACTACTTAATAATTGATAATTCATTCGCAGCTTTTTACTTTTTCTTAGTCCATCATTACGTTGAATCGTATATAAGCTATCCATTAAACGAGCTCTGTAAAGAGGACTTAAATAATGTAAGTTAATTCCCGTGAATCCGTCTGCTGTTACATCAACAACAAAGATGCAAGGAAATCTGTCCCAATAAGGCAACTTATCTTTTGTTTTCGCTGTATAAAAGTACATAAACATTCGTCCAATATCTTGATTTGTGATATTAGATTGAGTTAATGCACGATTCGTCATTTCTTTTCGTATATTCACTGAGTTGATTTCTGATGCTCTATCTCTCAGCCAATCACGAGCTTCCACGCCGGAAACACCAGCAGTTTGCTGCTCTCGCGCTATTTTATCAAAGATGTATGTTGCCATGTTTCTTAAACGTATTTGCTGTAATATTTATCTATTTTTTGCTCATATTCTATTATATTAATTCTTTCTTCATTTGATACATTCATTGGAAACGAAGAATAATGAAACATTAATTGATTATAATGTTCACCAAGATAAGGCTCTCGCCAATGCAATACATCAGGACCAGGATAAACAATCCCATCACCAGGATTTATTTTAAACGATAAAACCTTTTCATCATAAATCATCTTAATTGGCCAAGATTGATCACCATGAATATGCATCGTAATCGAAACTTCACACGCTGGATTATCTCTATGCGGACCCATAAACGATTCATAATAATACTCCGCATGAAAAACATACGTATAATATAAACTTTTTTTTAATTTCTTTTCTATTCGAAGACGAACTTTTTCAATATCATCTTTTCTTCTATATCGCGGACAAGAAACATAAGAAATATTTCCTCTAAACATATGATTTAAGATCGGATTTTCAACACAAGAGAAAAGATCTATAAAAGAAGAATCATAATATTCAATCATTTCTTCGTTTAATACATTACGTATTACAAAAGGCTTAAAACTCATATTTTTATCAAAATTCCAATGAGTACAAAGATAATAATTAATAGTTCGAAGGCAAGAATTGTATGATACCAAACCCATCGAGCTTCATAAATCTTCTTTGCTTGAATATCATTTTTGATTTGATTCGCAAATTTATCCAATAATTTCATCATATATCATCCTTAAAAAGTAAAAAAAGTAAAAAAAACAAATATAAAATACCTATCGAGAGCAACATAATAAAAAAACCGTATTTAAAAGGGGTTCGTCTGTGTTTTCTCTACTATTTATTAATCAAAAAAAACCGTATTTAAAGCCGGTTGCCCTTTGTTTCCTTTCGCGAGAATTAAAATTTAATCCCTAGCTCTTTCTCGGTCATTATCATAAATCTCCAGCCTCTTTCTAAACAAAATTTTTCTGCGGCTTTCCATTTAGATATATTTCGTCCATATTCTCTGACTTCATATAAATATCTTTTGGTGATTTGTTTAGAGGGTTTAGGTTCAATTGTCTGAGATCGCGGTTTTATTTCTATGACTACGATTTCTTTATGGCCATCCTTATCGAGCTTTTCTATATAGAAGTCTGGAAAGTATCTGTGGAGACGGCCATCTATGAGAGACCTATATGGAATAAAGAATTCCTCAGAGGCCCACTTTATTATATCCTTATGGGAATCACAGTAGTCCATAAATACTAATTCCCATCGGCTCCTATAGATGATGTTTGTAGGATCGCCTTTATATTTGGATGGATTACGTGGTTTGAATTTGCCTTTATACGCCATGATTAATTAAACACTAAGAGATAAGATATTTATGTCATTCCATAATAACCTAGTAGATAGCGTTAAATCAAAGACAGTTAATACAGTCACACAGGCCGTGACAAGTCCTGCTTCGGCTCTTCTCTCTAAGACGAAGAGAAAGATTTCTAATAACGCATTAAAGGACGTAGGATCACTCACAGGTCAGCTTAAACAAAAATCTTCTTTATTAGAAAAGGCGCAGATCAGCAGTGTCTCTGGCCTCGCTGGATCATTAGGAAAAGCAGGCGGAATTACAGGAGATATCGCAGGGAAACTCTCTTCACTAGGAGGCGGGAACAAGGCAGCTATAGTGGTGGGTAGTGCTCTCGGTGCGAAGCTGGAGGGGGCTGGGGTACCCACAAAGATCGCCTCTAAAATTACCTCTGTAGCCATGAAGGGAATCGCACATAACAAAGCAGCAAAAAATATTACGCGCGCAGTTGCTAAACACACCAAAGATTTTTCGTCACTAGGAAATCGTATACCTGCTAAGTTAAAGTCTACGGTGAATAGTAAAGTAAGAAAGGCAGCAAATAAAATAACAGGTAAACTAGATCTGCCATTCGGAGGATTAATGTTCCCGATGGATTTAGAAACGAATACTCAGGCTTATTTGCAATTAAGGTTCTTAGAATATACGAGAGAGAACGCTTATAAGGGGGGTAGTGTAGGGGAACAGATAGTGGTATATCTGCCTCTACCGGAAAACATGACAGTAGCTCATAACATTATACACTCTCAACAGGATCAAGCAGCGTTAGGTGCTGTATTGGATTCTATTAATGCGGATGCTACAAGATCAATGTCTGAAGGAAGATTAATGGATAGTGGTCGACAAATTATGAATCAGGCAGGTCAGTTAACTGCTGGAGAAGGTGCGAGTGGAGCAAGAGATGCAGCAAGGTATTTAGCATTACAAAAATTTATGACAGAAGATGCAGCAATAGGTGGGGTAGTGTCCAGTGTTGCAGGGATGGTACCTAATCCTCATCCCACATTATTCTTTAAGGGTTTGAACCTACGAGAATTTAATTGGGTATGGAGATTAATTCCACGTAGTTTTGATGAAAGTGATGTATTACAGCAGATACTAAAAGAAATAAAGTTACACGCTCTTCCTGAATTAAATGGCGCAGGTAAAGCATTTTTGAAATTTCCGAATATTGTACAGCCTAATGTAATAAGGGAGGGTAGTGAAATATATGATTACGGTAACTTTAAAAGATCTGCTATAACAAACATTTCTATTAATTATACAGCAGAAGGATCGAGTGCTTTCTTTATTGATGGAAGACCCGTTTCAATTACATTATCGATGACATTCCAAGAAATAGAACAATATACTTCTGAAGACGAACAAGGTTAATATATGGCAATTAAAAGATTCTTCGAAAGATTTCCTGTAATCGATTATGATGGTACACCTGCTCTTAATATAATGAAGCGAGTAGATATTTCGTCGACGGTCAAAGAATATTATAATCGATTCTATACCTATACGATGGATAGTAGCGAACGAATAGAACACCTCGCATTTAATTATTACGACGATGTGAATTTTGATTGGTTAATCTATCTAGCAAATGATATTAGTGATCCGTATTATGGGGTAGTGCTGAACGAGCAAGATTTCCAAGAATTTATTATTAAAAAATATGGATCCTTTGATTATGCTTTACAAGCAATTGTACAATGGAAAAATAATTGGGAAAGTGACGATACGATCTTGTCTTCCGAACAATATAATAATTTAATTGGAGACCGTAAAAAATATTGGGGTCCTATATATAACGCTTTTGGTATTTCCGGATATGTTAGACAAAAAGAAGATATCGTAGTACCGACAAATAAGTATGTTAGTTTTAATGTCGCGACCGTGGACGCCGCCGCAAGCGCCGGCGATATCCTTATAAAAGACAGTAATAGTTCCGTTTATGGAACTGTAACCTGGGCTAACACAAGTGCGATAACAATACAACATGTCTATGGTGATTGGACCGCCGGTAGTGATTATACTGTAACAAAAAGAGGAGCATCCGATACATATACAGTCGATGCAGATAGTGTATCTACACACCAAGTCATTAATGAAAATGAGGAAGTATATTTTTCTGCGGTCAATGCTTACGATTTCGAAAATGATTTAAATGAAAAGAAACGAGAGTTATTTCTCATCGACGCAGATAATGCATCAAGTTTAAATAAACAACTTAATGATATGATGAATAAAGCATAATGAGTACAGACGTTGGAAGTGTTGATATACTAGAACAAACAATCTGGTTATATAAATTTCCAGATATAGATCCTATTAACATCTATAATCTAGTAACAGGAATTGATATTTATGAATCCCTAGATGAACATTGTATGCAATGTGATATCTACGTAAACGATGGAATTGATTTACTTGACTATTTTCCGGTGGGTGGTGAAGAGGTTGTTGAGTTTGCTATACAGTCTGAAGGTAGAAAAGAATGCGCGTATAAGTTCTTTGTAGAACGCGTAGAAGGTATTGCTCCAAATCCAATGGGTAATGCACAATCTTATAAATTAAAATGCGTCACTCTTGATTTTCTTTATAATAGTAGTATTGTTTTTTCTAAGCGATATAAAGAGATGGAGTTTAGCGATGCTGTGTTACAGTGTATTCAAGTAGATCTGAGATCAGAGAAACCCGTATACGTAGAAAAGACAAAAGGATTTTTTGATCACGCTGTGAATAGAGTACGTCCTTTCCAAGTAATAGATTTACTTACGGAAAGAGCAGTATCTGCAGAATTTGCATCTTCATTTTTTATATTCTATGAAGATAATGAACAATACAATTTTACTACGATTGAAAATTTAATTAAAGAAAGAGAAGATTATGCAGATGATTTCTATTATTTTTATGATACATCAAATCAAGGTGGTGATTTTGAAAAAGTAGTTAATGCTTTTAATATACTAGATTTTCAAAGACTAGATGGGTTATCATCAGTTGATCGTGTATTATCCGGTGGAATACGTAATCAAGTAAGAGCTTTCAATATCTATCACGGCGATTATTTTGAAACACATGATTATACTAATATACACGATGGATTCTCTTTTAATGCGCATTCGGATTCTATAGGAGATCAAAATAGTCAAAACTTTAACGAAAGTGTTCATGAATATCCAGCAATCTCAAGTATGATTGTATTCGATGAATTAAGACCTGCTTCAGATCATATTAAAACTATTCCTTTCAAGCGGGCTTTTAGATCTAAAATGTTATCAACCGGCGTAAAGATAAGAGTATATGGTGATACTGAGATTATGATAGGTGATAGTGTTGGTATTAATATTCCACAATTTGCTGGTGTTACCTCAGGTGGTGAAGACGCTGAATTAATTAATGGAAGATTTATTGTGAAAGATATAAAGCATATGATCAGAAATGGTGAAGATGGACAGATGAGCCATGAAATGATTTTAGATTGTAGAAAGATTGGTTTAAATAAGGGATTAGAATAGTGAGCTATTATAAGTTAGGAGATGTATTTAAATGGTTTATTGCTCGCGTTGTTGATATTAACGACGAGGAAATGCTAGGCCGTGTAAAAATCCGCGTTATTCATGAGCAAACCGGTGAATTAGGTAAGAATAAAAAAAGTTATGGTATATTAGATGAGGATTTACTATGGGCGTATCCTATTTCAGCTATTCAATCTTCTAGTTTAAATCACAAAAAGATAGTTGAGTTAGAAGAATATCAAGTACCAGATTGGATTGATGCTGTTGGTTTATCTCCAACCGGTATTGCTGTTGGTACATATTGTTTCGGTTTTTATATGGATGGTCAAGAATCAAATGTACCAGTTATATTCGGTACCTATCATAAAATGTCAAGATTTCCAGAACCACCTACTGATGAATCAACTGGAAAAATGTTACAAATTGACGTAGGTAGCGATGGAGATGAGTTTTTAAATGATGTAGCTTCAAATGCTAGAGGAACAAACACATTACCAAAAGAAGAAATAGAAGGTGATGCTGAATTAATAAAAGAACCAAAGAGCGCATATGCTGCAAAGTATCCATATAATTTAACGTATACTAGTAAAGGCGGCAATGCAATAGAAATTGATGATACACCCACGTCGGAAAGAATTCACGCGTATCATCCATCTGGTTCTTATATTGAAATTGGAAATGTAGGAGATGCTAAAGGTAGACGTGTAGATAAGATTACAGATAATAACTGGACTATTACAATGAAGGATAATCATTTACTCGTAAAGGGTAATGGTATTGTTGAAATTGATATTGATAGTACAGTTTTCGTAGGAAATTCAAGTTCAGTTGTTATAGTAAACAATAGTGATGTTGCAATTGGCAATAATAGTAATGTTGAAATCGGTAGTAATAGCACAGTAACAGTTGGAGAGAATAGTACTGTAATGATTAAGGGCAATTCTTCTGTTAATGTTGATGGAACAACTAGCGTACATTCAGTAGGAGCAATGTCAATAACAAGCGACGCTTCAATTGCAATGGATGCTCCTACTATTAACGTTACTGGAAGCACTATTAATATTGGTGATGCTGGTGGTAGTATTACTTCTAATGGTATTGAGTTACATACTCATGTACATGATGGTTCACCAACAGCAGGAAGTGGTCCTAAATCTGATACTGGTGCACCTAAGTAATACGTTATAAATAAATTAATATATAAGAGGCTCTTTTTATGGGCGCTAAAATAGAACAGCATAGAGATTTATATAAGCAGAGTGGAGGAAGTCTAGATCTATACAGTGACTTCTTACATTCTTTTAGGCCTCATCCTAATACTGGACAAATTTCTAGAAAGACTAATGTTGAAGCTGTTAAGCTAGCTATTAGAAATTTATTATTAACAAATAAATATGAAAGATTAAGAAATCCTCGATTTGGAAGTAATCTATCTAGATTTTTATTTGAGCCTCAAAGCAAACAAACAAATTTAGAAATTAAACAACATATTGAAAATACTATAGAGCAATATGAGCCAAGGGTTAATATTATAGATATTAAAGTTACTTCTGATGAAGATACCCATTCAGTTGAAGTAAGTATTCTCTTTGCTATTATAACATCTTCTGATACAGAAAGATTAGACCTTACACTATACAGAGTCAGATAAATGGCAGCAAATACTAGCATTAATTTAACATCATTAGATTTTGATACTATTAAAGATAACTTTAAAACGTATATGAAAGCGCAAGATCTATTTAAAGATTATGATTTTGATGCTTCTAATATTAACGTTTTATTAGATATTCTTGCGCATAATACCCATCTAAATTCATTTTATTTAAATATGATTGGAAATGAAATGTTTTTAGATACTGCTTTAATGCGGGATTCTGTAGTATCACATGCTAAAGAATTAAATTATATTCCTCGTTCTTTTAGATCTGCGCAAGCAAAAGTTAATATTGTTATGGTAGATAGTTCAGACGAAGCTATATTATTAATCCCAAGAGGAACATCTTTTACTGGTACAGTAGATAATAAAAATTTTACATTTACTGTATCAGAAAATATTCAAGCCATTAGTGGAAATGATGGAAAGTTCTATTCTAATAATGTAACATTATATGAAGGTGATTATGTATCAGATCAATATGTAATGAATTATTCTAATGATAATCAAAGATTTATTATTAATAATAAAACAGTAGATATTAATAGTCTCTTAGTAACGGTATTAGAAGATAATGGAGCTGAAACATTAACTTATAAGAAAGCTGATAATTTATTTGGATTAAATGCAACTTCGCAATCGTTCTTTATTCAAGCAGCAGAAAATGAAACATATGAAGTTCTATTCGGCGATGGTGTTATTGGCAGAAGACCTAAAGATAGATCAATTGTAATTCTTCAATATCGTCGTTGTAACGGTGAATTACCAAACGGAATTGGTAAATTTTCAGCAGATGGTAAAGTTGGAACGGCAACTATCACTTCTATTACAACAGTTTCTAAAGCTGCTGGTGGATCTATATCAGAAAGTATTTCTTCAATTAAATTTAATGCGCCAAGAGCATTTAATACGCAAGAAAGAGTTGTTACCGCTAGTGATTATGAAACAATTTTAAAAGCTAATTTTTCTGAAATTAATGCAGTGTCAGCGTATGGAGGAGAAGAAGAAACTCCTCCGCAATATGGTAAGGTTATTGTAGCAGTAGATTTAAAAACTACTGACGAACTTCCGCCTTCCAGAAGAAATGTTTATCGTCAATTTATTAAACAGCGTAGTCCATTAGCAATTGATCCAGTGTTTATAACGCCGGATTATACATACGTTTTAGTTAACACTAAAGTTAAATATAATATTAATGAGACTAGCTTATCGACTGAAGATATTAAAGCGCTTGTAATTTCTACAATTCAGAATCATAACACACAAAATATTGACGGCTTTAATAAAACATTACGTTATTCTCGATTAATTGCTGATATAGATGATTCAGATCTTTCTATTGTTAGTAATGATACAGACTTGTTAGCTATTAAAAGTATAAATCCAAATACAATTTCTAGTGCTAATTATGATATAGATTTTAGTATAGCTTTAAAAGATGATATTGGCCAATTGCCGGGAGATCATCCTGAAAACGAACAAAGTATTATTTCTTCAACACCATTTTTTATTGGAGGTAATGAGTGTTTTATTGAAGATGATGGTGAAGGTGTGTTGAGAATTATGTCAACCGAGGGAAATACGCACAGATTATTTTCAGAAATTGGAACAGTAGATTATACTAGAGGATTTTTACAATTAAGTGCTTTTAAACCAGATCAAATCATTGGAAACAATTTAGACATATACGCAAGAACTGAAGAAAAAGATATTACATCACAACGTAGAACTATTCTTGCTATTAGAGATCAAGATATTAAAGTAAGTGTTACTCAGGTTCGTTTATAATGAAAGAACTAGAAAAATACATAAGTCCTTTTACAGAAAGACTATTCCCAGAATTTTATCGGGAAGAAGGACAAATGTTTATTTCATTTGTAAAAGCATATTATGAGTGGTTAGAATCTGAAAATCAGATATATTATCACGCTAGAAGATTACCCGATTATCGTGATATTGATAAAGTTATTGAAGATTTTATAGTTTTCTTTAAACAAAAATATCTTTCTAACATCCAGTTTACTACTGCGTCTAATAAACAGTTATTCATAAAAAATTCATTAGATTTTTATAGATCTAAAGGTACACCGCGTGCAATAGATTTGTTTTTTAAATTAATACACGGATTAGAAGCACAAGTATATTACCCCTCAGATGATTTATTTAGATTATCAGATAATGAATGGGTAGATGTACAATATTTAGAAGTTGTTGAATCACCAACAAATATTCAAATGGTTGGTGAAATTATTAGAGGTAATAAGACTGGTGCTGAAGCTTATGTAGAAAGATTAGTTAAAGTAAAAAAAGATACTAGATTTATTAGCGTTTTATATTTAGCTAATGTTACAGAAACAAATTTTAAAACCGGCGAGCAAGTTTCAACATTATTTAAAGACACAAATGTTACTACTAAAATTGTAGGATCATTAAGTAAGTTTAGTATTAATCGTAGTGATTCTGGATTTGAATTAGGAGAAACTACTTATGTTGAAGATGGTGCTGGGAAAAAAGGTATTGGAAGAATTACTGACGTTACTAGTTATGTTGGTGTAATCGATTTTGAACTATTAGATGGTGGGTGGGGATACACAGCTAACGCTGAAATTATAGGTTCGGATCGTGTTTTAATTACTAGAGATTATACTATTGAAGGCGTAACTGGATCTTTTTATCCAGACGGAAATGACTTCTTATATAGAAGAACCCCGGTAATGCAATTTGAAAATGTAAAGCAAGATTTATTATCAGTTGATTATGATGCTACTGTAGCAGATCCAGAAGAGTTTAGTATAGGTGAAACTGTAACTTCATATGACGTTGGTAATAATATAACTTTTACTGGAACTATTGTAAGCTCTACATATGAAGCTGGAGATACTGAAGGAACTATTGTAGTAAATTATAGTTCTAATACATATTCTGCTGGTAATTTGGGAGATGAAATATATTTAACTGGTAATACGTTTGTTTCTAATGTAGTAAGTTCTACTAGCGTATCTGCGTCTGCTAATGTAATAGGATATTCTAATACAGCAACAATTACATATGATTCTTCTGGGGGTGTATTAAATGCTGGAGATATTTTAGAACAATACTATACAATTAATACCGATGCTGGTGGGAATTACAGAAAATTATTTGCTAATTGTACTGTTTCAAAAGCATATTCAAATATTGAACTCGGTGAAAGTTATGCTGATATAGTTTATGGTGTTGGTTGTATTAGAACAGATTATCCTTTAGAAAGAGAACGAGATGGTGTAAGTTTTCCCGCTATTGGTGCTGGTAATTTTTCAAACACTAATCTAGGAATAATTAATATTGTTAATACCTTTTATAATGGTTCTTGTTATGTTCAAGACGCATTAGGTAATCCAGTAGAAACATCATTTAATATTACAACAATATCCGGCTTTGAAACCGAAGCTAATTTTGAAATCGTAGGGTATAATGAAGAAGTTATTATACCAGAATCTTTTAATGATACGTTAATCAGTGCAATCCCAGAAAGTACTATTATTGGTTCTAACTTATACCAAGTTAATAATAACTTTGATAGAGGATTTAACGATACTTTAGTGCAAACTCTTGGCCCTTGGGAAGATATTACTATTGGTTCCATAGAAGGAATAGTAAGTAGAAATCCTGGTCGAGGTTATGCAGCAGATCCATTTTTTATTATATATGAACCAAGAA